GCATTAAACTCTTCGGTTTTTAAAGCTAGGTCAATCTGTGCTTTTTTGATAGTAGCTTTGGCTTTAATCTCTGCAATCTTTGCATCTTTTTTAGCTAACCTCACTTCGTCAGATTCAAAACCACACTTGCTAGCTACAAAATCTATCAGCTTTGGCAGTGCTAATTTACCAATAAATCCAAACATAATAATTATTTTAATAGTTTTTTTATAATATCCTCTTTACTATCAATTATTTTTGTGTTTGTCAAATTTTGTCTGCTATCGTGATACTCTTTCCTGCACGTGGCAAAGAAGATACGCCACGGAGCATTGCTATGGTTTTCTCTAAAAAAAGATATTTGTGTAGTTGCTAAAAACTCTTTTATATCTTTCTTGAATATTTTTTCAAAAAGCCTAATTACTATATCGCTGCATAGTGTATATCTACTAATTTTTTTATTACAGAAAAACAAATTAAATAATCTGCGAACAGGTCGCCATGCCAAAAATGCTAGAAATATATTATATTGAATATTTTTGCTATAAAAATCTATCAATTTTAAAAGATTAATTTTCTGCACATTTGTGTATTCTGCATCATAATGTATAGATGCGTATATTTGAGCGTCCGTATTTGCTAAATAATCACTTAAAAGCAATGTATGTACATTGTTAGCTCTATTTGCTTGAAACACCTTATACAAGCCATTCTCGTAATAGGCAAGTGCGGTGTGGTTTACATTGTAGTGTTTTGCCTCTATAAACGCTTGTTTTATACCTACAATCTTTAAACGCTCGCTAATAATTTGCAGCCAAGAGCCAAACTGGATAATGCGTGGTATGATTGCGTAATCTGTCTGCTTTACGTGTAACAGTATTAAACAATCTTTTTTCATTATCTATTATTAGCTTCTGCTGCTAACTCTTGCAGTGTTTTTACTAAATGTATTTCCCCAGTTATAGGGTCTTTAGCTGCATTTATAGCTGCTTTTGCAAAGTCGCTTACGCTAGGGTCTGCAAGCATCTCAGTCGCTTTTGCGTTTACATCTATAACTATGCCTTGCGGATTTATAAACGACCACGTCACAGCATCTAATTCTGATTGTGTTGCTGCGTTATTGATTTTTTCTAACGCTAATTCATATACAGTCGTTTTATTGTGGACTCTTGAATTAACTTTAGTTTGTTGTGTGTTGTTTAAAGTTGTTATAAACAAATCTGTAAAAATATAAGTCGCAATTTCTGGCAGTATGCGTAAAGCTAATTTACCAGAATCAGTTTGCTGTTCATATATAAATGCAGCACCTTCCGTTGAGCTTAGATTACTTACATCTTCAATTAATTTTAAAAAGTATTCACGCTCTGGCGTGTCGTGAGTAATTACTAATGTTTTACCATTTTGAATAGTGATTTTTTTAGAATCATTAAAAGCATTTTTTAATTCTTGTTGCCTTTCAAACCTTGCTACTGCTGAAATATTGCTCATCTTTGATAATTAAAACGTTCTTACAATCCCTTGAATGCCCCAGTTGAAGCCAGTTGACATCGATGTCGTTGACGTTAAATCGCCTGGATTATAACGCCCCGCTGTCCCAGGCACTGAATAATACATAGAAGCATTACTGCTACTAAGAACAGCACTTAGATAGGGAGTGGTAAAAGATGCACTGCCACCTTTTTTCACAAAACAGGCTAAACCGCTAGTTATTGTACTGCTAGGCAAATTGCCAATGTCAATTAAATTTGTTCCAACCCTGGCTTTCACTTTGTTAACACCGCCCATCGGTATATTACCAATATAAACGCTAAAACACCATATAGAAGCATTATTATTTGTGCTGGGGAGTTCATTTTTTGCGAATGTATATGTACTACCTCCCGCAAAATCGCCAAATGTGCCAGCTTGCATATTAATATTTTGTGTGCCAATGGTTTCGGATCCAGCATCGTTTTGTAAATCAATATACTCGCTTTCTGTAATCTCTACCCAAGTACTCCCAGCTGCTGCATTGTACGCACTAAGACTTGTTGTCAATAAGTCGGTCGGAAATACTTTCCCTGCTCCAGCTCCCTTTAAACCCCACCCTGTCTTGGTGTTGTCTCCACTGTCTTTCCGATAAGTTTCCATTGTATTAGTATCTAAATACCACTGCCCGACATACGCAGTTACAACGCCTTCTGGTGAGCCTGCGTCCTCGATTTGATTAATACCACCTTTCGGATTTATTTTTTGAATAAAATCATGCATTATGCTTGAATTAAATCTCTAACAATAAAATCATAAGTGCCAGCAACATCTATTTGTATTTCAAATGAGTTTGCTGTTCTGTTCGCTGCATTAATACTTACTTCGGCAAACACACCAGAACCAGCTACTGCGGCTAAGCATGATACACTTGCACTATTTAAATTGTGCGTGATTGTTTGTACTTGCCCTGCTGTAAATGCGACATTATTTGCTGTGTAAAATGAACCAGCAAATTTAGCATTTACTTCTTTCACCGCCGCATCTGTATCTGTAGAAGTTAAATTACTACCTGAGTTGTCAAACGCTACTTCTATAGCATTAATAACTCCTGCATTGTTATATAATACATCTGCTACTAATATGCTAGCATCTGCTTTATCGTTAAGAATAGTAATTGTATCACCAGTTGTTACAGCAATAGTGCCGTCAAACACTGTTAAGCTACCAGAGCTTGTAATAATAAATTTATCACCTGCTAAAACACTAGAACCCCCATCTAGATATGTGTTACCTGTGGAGTTACCAGTTAAATCTGCATTACCAACTAAGCCACCACGTAGGGTGATATCGCCATCTGTACGTGCAATAATCTCATCTACAACTTTTTGCAAGGTTGGCAAGACTTGGTCTAAATTGGCTGGAGTATCACCAGAGCTAGCAATTAAATCCGCACCAATTAATTTGCCTACAGTTGCAGCTGTTAAATCAGTACCAGTTGCTAAATCTTGGGAAGTTAATAACTTTGCTATAGCTGTAGATATTACAGTAATTAATTCATTGCTAGTGCTATTGTAGCCTAGCTTACCATTTATTAAATCAGTACCTGTAAAATTTGCAGATACTGCTTCAGTTACAATATTGAGAAGCGGTAAATCGCCAAGGTCTAATTGTTGCTTAATAAGTGTTGCCATTTTTCTAAATTATAAGTTAAATTGAATTTTTATTTTTGCTCCAGTTTGAAGCGGAGAATCTAAAGCAAAAGATACATTATTTAAATCTATTTCTGTGTAATTTAAAATTACACCATCATACGTTGAATTCCCTGCACTGCTAAACTTAATACTTGTTATAAAAGCATTTCTATTGTGAGCAATGTTGAAGACAGATTGTGGAGCTAACAATGCAAATTCATAATGCGTTATTTTTGCTAAATCTGCATTTAAGTTGGTAGCATTATCATTTATTTTTGTCCTAGCTACAAACCCAGAATCACCATTGTTTATTGTTTGTATAGTTGCCATCTTTAATCATTCCAAATTGCTGTATCTACCCATATTCCTGCGTCATTCCAGTTATTAAATACAAGAATCCATAAACCAGTTGCTGATTCTGCTGGTGATTGGCTTGTAACTAGGCTTAATGCTAATCCTATAAACATTATTTAATTCCTTGTATAACTCCTGCACCGCCAGAATTAATTTGTTTGATTCTGGCTATAGGGTAAATTATACCTTTTAAAACTTCAATATTAACAGTCGTCCCATTTTCTAAAACAACAGACACTGTGCCAGATACTGAAGCCAACAACCCTCTATATCGTTTGTCACTAATGTCAGTATCTACAATAATATCTTCAATAACTGTAACTGGCTCGCTAGTTGGTCGCTCTAAAATTGTCATATTCAAAAAATTATTCTATCAATTTGTTTCTTTAACTGCATATTGTAGATATCTAGTGCAGTATTTGCAACTTTATCGCTTGACTTACTAAGCCATTTTGTAGCTTTTATTTGCCTGTTGATATATTCTAAGTTATACACAATCCTTAACTTATTATTTTTTAGCGTAAATATTCCTTTGGTATTGCCTAAATCTAAGTAAAAATGCTTGTAGTTATTGCGTTTGGCATTCTCTATTATACCTACAGCTCGCTGGCGTTTGTTAGCTATAAAAGATAATTTTCTTTTATCACGCAATACAATATTTTGTAATTTGTTTGCTCTGCTAACTAACCTATTTTTTTGATTAGCTATTCTGGCTGCTTGTGTTGGTATTGGTAAATGCTTTCCAGTCTTTGGCTTTGCACGTCCTCCGACTTCTTGCATCTCCATGTAACCTTGTGTGCTTCCTACCTCTGATTGCATATTGTCAATATTCAAGCCTTTAGCCATATTGACTTGTATACTATTAACAGTCCACTTGTTACGATTAATAAAGTTATCTTGGATAAATCCTTGTGCTTGTTTGCGTACATCAAAAGCAAGGGTATTTAATGTGTTCCTTGTAGCGTATTTTACGCCTGTGCGGTTAAATTTATCTAGAAAGTTTTCTAGCTTTTTGATTTCTTTAAAATCTGCTTTAATTTGCATCTAAATTAATCACCTGATTAACTAAATAATTTGTAGTGTAATCATAACTAATATTGCTTGTGAGTGCGTTTATAGCTCGCTTATGGTCTACATAATGTTGCTTGTTCGTTATAGCTATATTGTTTATGAATTTAAAGATAGTAGTTATTTCTGCACTTGTTAAAGCTATATCTTGTCCTGTTGCCTCATCTTTATAAACATAATCTACGCCAGTGCTAGATGTATTGCTAGCATCTGTAATAGTATCTCTATTGATAGGATAATTTACTGGTTGGATATCTGCTCTAGCAATCGTGCATTGTCTAATGTTTTGATTATTTAAGTAATAATCTTTGCACTTCTCTAACAAGTCATTTTTCCACCATGCAAGACTTGGCTCTGTTTGCTCTTCTAGGTCTGGGTCTGCATAAGGTATATACTTCCATTTGTATTCGTTGTAAATGTTGTATATATCGCTTGGTAGCTCCCAATATTTGCCCTGATTTACCTTGTATGGTATATCGTCTACATCTTCTTTATCTTGATTGCGTGGCTTAACATAAGCATAAGTGATTAAGCTATCACTATTTAAACGTATGTAGTAGTTATAGTCGCTCATTATAAATCACAAGTGGTAAAGTAATGAATCCAACGCCCACCTGCTGTAGATGTGCAAGGGTTTACTTGTATTAATTTACTTGAATCTCTATTTACATTTACAGAACCTGTGTTATTGCCTCCTGCATCACTTCCTACTCCCTCAGCTCCTGTAGATGGAGCAAATACCCTTGTGGGTGTTGTCGGCGGTCTTTTCAATGGTTGAGGATGCATAATTGTCAACCTGTCAGTATGGTCTCCGTAAATATCGTTATCAATTTGGTTAGGCGTTCCAGGCATCACTCCTAAAGTGTAAGAGCTGTAAGCCCATAAAGTGCAGTTGTCGTATTCTTCTTGAAAGGTTTTCTCTTTCCAAACTGTAGATATACTAGACTGCTCTAGTTTGGCTTTAGTTACTCTCCACTCGTAACCATTAGACATGGTTTCGTCCGTCCATATTAAAACTGCTAGATTGTTAGTGTTTGCAGTATCAATATTTACGCCATTTATTGTAAATCTGTTCCAGCTAGTCGCATTAGCTGTTAATGTTGTTGTAGTGTTTTCTGTGGTAAAATTAGTCGCAAATCCTAAATTAGCTGCTGTCTGCCATGTGCTAATAGGGTCGTTTGGCATATCGTCTGCTGTACCTTGCCAACTTACTATTGCAGCTCTAAAGTTACGTGTAACTGAATCAGAGTTGTATATTTCAAAAGATAAAGATACATCTTTATTTAACAAAATACGTGTAGTGTCATAATCTATATATTGTACAATTCCAGCTTGCTCGTTTTGTCTTTGGTGTACTAACTTTATAGCTGCTCTTGCTCCTGCTGGTAACTCACTAGCAAGCGTTGTTTGTGTAATATCTACTACATCTGAACCTGCTCTAGAATCTACTACTTTCCAACGGTCAAGCGTATAATTGCCATCTGTATTTGGTAAAGTTGTAGCTGCTGTAAAATTAGTGCCACGTTGTGGAATTATAAAGTCGCCATTATCAAGAATGTTATCTTGAACTGGCACAAATATTTCTGGTCTTATGGTAAAATCATCAGTAGATGCATTGTAAGTAGCAATGTATAAAGCACCTGCTGATATATCACCAGCTTGTATTCCTATTATATTTTTAGCAACTAGTAATTGCGAACCTTGCAAAGTTACTGCACTGCTAGTATTTGTTTGTGCTGCAACAAATCTAAATTGCTGTTTATCTTGTAAAACTGCAATCGGATGAGTTAAGTTGTAGGTGTTACCTGCATCTCTAAAACTTGATAATACTATTGTGTTTGGCGTTCCTGCTTGCGTTAAATCATTAACAAAATTACCTTTAGCAATAGCAGATTGTATCGCCTGTGCAACTTGTGAAATATCAGCGTTATCTACTATACCGTTAGGTATAATTCCTGCTGCCCGCAACAAAGCAACATTTAAACCGTTATTATTTTGATTGTATGTGCTTGCTTTGATAGATGTGCCATCTAGCAACTCAGGCGAAGTACTATCTTTAGCAGTGCCATAAGGACTAGTTGCTGTAATTGCTGCGTTAATTTTGTCAAGGTTTTGTGCTGTAACTGCCATAATACTAAGTATAATTTATTAACATGCCTATCCAAACATGGCAAGGCGTTATTTGTAATAATAGCTCCTCTAGCTCGTTACGTCTAGCCTTGCTAATTGTTACAAAATCTCCAAACTGTGAACCGCCAATATAGATAAAATATTGGTGTTGTGCTGGGTCTGTAGGTAAAGAGTATTGCACACGCTCCTCGCTAATAATTCCAGGTGCTTCTCTATAGCCATATACAGCTTTGTTAAAACCATAATTTGACCATTCACTACCATAAGTAATTGCAAAGCTCTGAACTTTATAGTCAATATTTACAAGTGGGTAGCCCTGCGGTTGCTGTGACTGGTAGCCATAAACAGCATTTTTAAAGCCATATACTCCATCCTCGCTACCATAACTAATTAAATCTGGCTGTGTGCTTGCTGTTGATAAATAAGTTGCTGGATTTACTAAACTACCGTTTTGATAAGGGCTATGCACAAACAGATTAAATCCATAAGTTTGTAACTTTGTTTGTATGCTATTTATACTGCCATTGTTATTTTGTAGGAGTTTTCCTGTAATTCTATTTCTACGTTCTTGTTCTGTTAGTGTGCTATTAAAAGGCAAATTAAGCTCCTCCTCCCATTTATCCAGCTCTTGAGTTGTCGCAATAGTTGCATCTCTTATAGTATTTAATAGATAATTTTTAGCATTATCTGCAGTGCTAGCAATTACATTCCATAGCTTGCCTAGCTCGCTTGTGCTAGATTGCCAGAACCAAGATTCTGGCAGTAGTAATCTAATTAATTTATTAAACATAATCTACGCTGGTAAGCGTTGCTAGTTCATCTTTATCTAGTAAATATTTAGTAATTGTAGATGCATTGCCTGATACAATCTCAAAAAGTGTAATGCTGCCAACAGTTGCTCCTAATGCTTTAGCTGTAGAGTATACCACTCCATTAATTTCTTGCGTATCAATTAAATCCTTTCTTGCATCTGTTACATCTATTGCTGCAATGTACGGCTCATAATTTGCAAATAAATCTTGTAAAGCTGCGGTTATAGCTGTTTGTATGCTTGCTATTTCATTGTTACTATTAATAGTACTAATAGTAATGCTAAAGTTCTTAGTTGTTATCGGTAATACATTTATACCAGCAATATTGGCTGGTAATTGATTAATACCTGATTCGTCAAAAGTTACAGCATTTAAAACTTCGTCTAGTTGTGTTTGTGTAGGTATAACTGAACCGCTTAAAATACTTTTAACATAAATGTCTATAAATCCAGCGGTTGCACTTGTGTATGGATAAACTCTAACTGTGCCTATTGCTTCGGCTTCCTCTCTATACCATAAATAATTATTAGGCAATCTTTCTTGTTTAGCTGCTGTTATAGCTTTATTTCTATAGCTGTCTGCTGTTTCTGCATCTGCTGCGGTTGTTAATACAGTTACAATGGTTGCTTCTGCTGCTGTAATTTGTGGATTGACAAAAGTAACTATATCGCCTATTTCCATATTCCCAATAACGCCAACGCCTGCAGTTAGCGTTGCATCACCTTTTGCTTGAATTGATAAGTTTACTGTGCCACTTGTAACCGTGTAATCTTGTGTAGTTGTATAAACTACCCCAGTTGCTTTGTTTGTTAGTTGTGTGCCACTTGGGATAGTTCCTGCTGCTGTAACTATCGCTTGTGCTTCTAGCTCGGCTTGTGTTGCTGCCTCTGGCTTTCCTATGCCGTATTTTCTCGCTGCTTCCTCAAGCGGTCTAATAACTGTGCCATCAGCTAATGTAACTGGCTCAAAGCTGGCAGTTTTTAGAAAAATCTGTTTGCTTGTAAAATTGCCATACTTGTAAACAGCATTCATTAATCCTGCTAGTACTTTACTTAGTATATTTAGAAAACTTTTAGGCAGTGGGCTAACATTCTGATTGTAAGTGCTAGCAAAGCTGGCTTTAATCTCGTTATATAAACTATTCAAATCTGGCATAAGTCGTGTATTTGAAATCTAAATCTTCTATTACAATATTTATTTGTAATGTATTAATATCTGTAATACTGCATTCTACAGTATAACCGCTTGCTATGCTATCTGTGGTAATCCATGCTAAATTCTTTTTAATCGCATCTTCAAAAACTGGCAAGTTAGCAGATATTAGCGTTTTGCCTTGCAACTGTAAAAATTCGTTAGTTAAGTTATTGCTTACGTTGTCGTCTAACTCATTACCCCACCATGCGGTATTATCTATGTTAGCTCCAAACAGGCTAATATTAATAGCTGTAGCAATTCCTGTATCTGTAGCAACCACACCATTAGAGATAGTTATATCTGCTTGGTTGTCTTTGTTTAGATTGAGTGCTATATCCATTATTCTGGTGCTTGTGTATCTGATATTACGCCATCAGCATTTGTAAATTTATGTATATGCTCTAGAAATGATATGCCACCAATAACTATATCACCGCTGCTTTCACAAGTACCATCTGCTTTTAATTCAAAGCTACCACTGGCATTGCTTAACTTAATACTTCCATCTCTTTTTATTAGTATATCTGCTTGCTTAACACCCTCGGCATCACGTGAATATATTTGTATTTCACCCTCGGCTGTTACTGATTCGCTTATAACGTCATTTGTGCCAATTACTAGCGGTTGGTCGCCTGATTGTTCCTGCTTAATAGTTGCTGCGTTGTCTTTTAATATTGGCTTGGCATCTATCCCTGCAATCCCAGTCGCTATGGCTTTGTGTGTAGTGCCTTGAAAATCAACACCAAAGCCTAAGACTTTAGCTCCATTGCTTAATGTTGTATTAAATATTTCTTTTATCTTTGCTACTCTACCGCTCATGACAATGTAATTAAATTGGTAAGCTACTAGGTATACTAGCAGTATAAACATTTGGCAATCCTAATATTAAATTAGCACTCTGGTTGCCATTACTCGTTATATTTAATATAACATCTTTAACAATAAATTTATATTTATCTTTTATCAACACGCTTGGAGCGGTCAAGTTTATAAAAGTGTTAGTCTTCCACACCTGCTTTGCTGGCGTGTAGATTGTTGCTAACTCAATAGGTACACTGAACACATTGCCAAACATACGGCTTGCTTCTTGTTGTACTTTCTCGGTAACAGCACTAGAGCCGTCTATATTGTCAATTTGTATAATTTTAGTCTTGGTAATGTTACGCAAGAAAGGATTCACAAACGTTGAGGTGCTTGCTTCCTCGTCTTTTAAGTCTACATCTTGTGCAGCTTTAATATGGCTATAGTAACCGTCAATATTGTAGTTAGGATTAATACTTATAACTGGTGCTGTATTTTCCTGCAAGTCTGCTACTGCTATAGAATCGCTAGCTGCTTGCAGTAATACTAAATTACCTAAGGCATCATTGCTAAATATTAAGCCTCTTGCATGTGCTAAAGGTTTTAGAAAGTCAAAGATGGTTTTATTGTTTTCTGTGAGAGATAGAAAATCAAAAGGGCTAGTAATTACATTGCTAGTTACTAAGAAGTCTAAGCCTTGCGTTATTGTCTGTGCAATCGTGATTAAGTTTACTTTGTCAAAATCTTGAGGCTTGGCAGTTATAAACTGAATCATTGCTGCTTTAGTAACTGCTTGTATTACAAAAACTTTAGTTTTAGCGATTACGCTTGGTGCGGTATTGATTATGTAACCTGTAAAATATAATTCTGTTCCTATAAACAGCTGTAATGTTTGAAATTGTAGAGGCTTTAAAATAGCTAGTATGTTGTTATCTATCACGCCTGTTAGCGTTACTTGGTCAAAGCCGTCTAAGGGGTCGTTTATGTTTACGCTCTCCCAATTCTCTAATAGATTGTTATCTATCAGCACACTAATATTCTGATTATTAATTGCTGGTGCTGGTGCTTTTATTTTAGCTAAACTAGGATTATCTGGTATTGTTAATATTTGCCCTATTGCTAGTTTATTCTCATCTACAATAGATGGATTAGCACTTTTTAGCAGTGTAGTATATTTACTACTACCATAACTTATTTGTGATATAAGCTGTAATGTATCACCTGCTTTTACTTTGTAACTGCTAGGCATAATAAATTATTTGCTTACCTTTATTCACAAAAAATAACTCATCACCCTGTAAATTATTATCTGCAATTATACGCTGTTCAAAATTTATAGAGCCGTACAATTTATTTGCTATTACTGGTAATGCATAATTTTTGTCGCATACAAATGTTTTTTGTTGCTGTAGTGTAAATGATAATTCTAAGAGATAACCTGCAGTAAGGTTTACTAATTCTTGTATTTGCTGGTAAGTAGAAAAATCATCGTCTACTAACTCTAAACTTGTATATTGTGATTCACGCCACACAATATACTGCTCTGTTTGCTCTAGCAAAACATCTACATATTCTATGGCTTGTGTTTGCGTGGTGAATTCTGTGTTGGTAATTGTCGCCTCTGCTAGCCCTGCTATAGTTGCAGTTGCTTGTAAATCAGCATTAGCAAACTTATTTTTGTTTGTGTTATTTACTAAATCTTTTTTACTGTCTAAGCCTAATAAGTTAGATAAACCATCAATAAATGCATTTGCTCTGTCTACAATAGATATTTCCAAACGTGCTGGTAATTGTGTAAATATTTGTATTTGTTTTCCTATAGTTAATAGATTACCTACTACATCTACTGCTCCACCTGCTATACCGTTTATATTGCTTTCTATAGAACGCTGTATTGCGGTTATTTCACTAGATATAGCTTGTGTTAAATTTACAGTATCTTGTATTTCATCTGTTAAATCTTGTATAGATTCTGTATTTAACAAGTCATCTACTGTTTTTCTAAAGGATTTTACAGAGTTAAGTATATCTTTTTGCCAAGTCGCCTCGTCTACTGGGTCTTTAATGTTAATTGCTTGGCTTGCTTTATTTGCTGCTGCTTCGTTTGCTTCTGTTATTTTTTCTAATATGTTACCACGTGCATCTAGGCTTGTTGCTGGATATGCTGTTTTTATAGTCTGGTAAAAAGTAACTGTAATTGTACTACTTCCTATACCTGTAAGTATTCTATCCTCTTTCTTTATCTCACCTACTATCGCAACATCTATTTTACCATATGCTGGGTGTTGTAGTGTTCCATAGTCTGAACTGTCTAATACATTAAAAGCTGCTTCTGCATCTGCTATGTAGTTATCACCTATAAAAATCATCTCCATAGGCAGTCTTAACATGGTGCTGCCTAGCGTTTGTACATAAGTCTGGTTAGTATTTGCAAACTCGTAAGTAGTAGATAGCTTTTCTTTGCTCTTGCTTACATCTCTATAAGCAAAGCTAGAAATTGTCGCTCCAGTATCGCTTGTATAGCTTGCTTTTGATTCTGCCATAGCCTAACTATGCCCCACTTGATAAAAGGTTAATAAATGGCGTATTAGAGCCTTGCATTTCTGCACGTCCTGTTTCATCTCTGATTGTAACAAAGTTTTCGGTTGTTTGCGTGTTAGATGTTACTCTATCTATTAAACCTAAGCCTTCTGCTGTAGGTCTTTGTGCCATAGGACTAGGTGCTAATAATTGTTGTGTGCTATTTGTGTTTAATTGTAAGCCTGTGTTGCTAGTTAAGCCTAACAATTTGCCTGCTGCACTAAACATGTTGCTAATCGTATCCCATAAACTAACAAAAAAGTTTTGTACTGGTTTGAAAGAATCCATCAATGATATAGCTACTCCTGCTGCTATTGTTCCTAACAATACAAAGGGGTTCATACGCACAACAAAGTTAAAAGCTTTCATAGCTACTGTTGCACCACCTATAGCTAAACTTAAAGCCTTTAGAGTTATTACAGCTACAGCAAATCCCTTAATTACATCTAATAAATTGCTAAAGTTGTCTACTAATTTACCTATAGCGGTATTGATTTTTTCTACAATATTAGCCTGATTGTCTGATATAAAAGCGGTGATATTATCAATCGCTTCTTTTATTTGTCCTGAACGCAAGCCAAATAATGCTTGCTGTACTCCATCTATTGCAGAACCTAGCAATTTAAAACTGCCCTCGGTTGTATCTAGTCTAATCTTTGCCATTTTCTCAGCAGAACCACGAGCATTATTCAACTCTTTTGTTAGCTCTTGCAGTTTTCCAGTTTCAAACAATCTAGCCAAGTTGCTTGCAGCTTTTTGTCCACGCAAGCCCACTAAATCAGCTAAAAATGCTACTTTGTCAAAATTACCACCTACTTTATTGCTAGCTGCACTAATTTCACCAAGCACAACTTCAAAAGGTTTCATATTTCCAAAGCTATCTTTAAATGATACGCCTAACCTTTTTAATTGTTGTGTTATTTTAGGTGTTGGAGCTGCCATTTTAGTAAGCATGGTATTAAATGCACTACCTGCAACGCTAGCCTCTAAACCTACATCTTGCAATAAAGCTACTCCAGCTACTACAGATTCAAGCGGTATACTTAATTCACTAGCTGTAGATGCAACATTTTTTAAAGATTCACCTAAACTGCCAATCGTGCTATTAGTTCTAGCACTTGCCAACGCTAACACATCAGCTACACGCCCTGATTGATTCATAGCTAATCCCATACCTTTTAAAGCATTAGATACATGGTCTGCAACTTCGGCTATTTCTAATCCTGAAGCACTTGCAGCACTTAATACCGCTGGTGTTGCTTGCATTATTTGTGTTGCATTAAAGCCAGCACGTGCTAACACTTCCATGGCATTAGCTGCTTGTGTTGCTGTGAATTCTGTTGTTTTTCCTAATTTTAGTGCTAAGTCTTCTAATGGCTTTATTTCTGCTCTAGTTTTTAATCCTACAGCTCCAACATTTGTAATAGCTTGTTCAAAGCCCATACCTGCACGGACTACAACTGCACTTGCTGCTCCTATTGCTGCACCTGCAATAGATGCTTGTTTGCCAAAAGCCGTCATGGATTGGTTAATAGATTTTAGGCGTTTATTCATCATGCCTAGCTTTCTAATAGAGTTATCGCTAAATCTGCCAATTCTAGACTGCATTTGTTTAACTGGTCTAGTTATCTGGTCTACAGCTTTAAATACTGTTTTTATTGGTAGCTCTCTTGGCATCTTGTAACTCTTTTAGTTTAGCATCTCTTATATACAGATAATAACCTTTTAATTCCTCATAAGGCATATTTCTATCAAACAAGCTATTATACACTAAACAACAAGTATAATGCATAGTTGTATATGTTAAAGCTATATTGTGCCTTTGCAAGCTAGCAGTCTTGCCATCTATTATTTCTATATCTGCTAGTCCACTATAAAAAAACCTATTATAGAAGTTATCAGTATGTTGTCTCTAGGGTCTAACTGTTTGACTTGGTTAACCATTAGCCCAGTACAATATGCTATTGCTTTAGCAGTTATGCCACCATTGGATAATTCAAAAAATAGCTCGCTAGCGTTACTAATTACAACTTTATCTAGTTGCTTTACATCTGGGTTATTCTTAGCTCTTAATTTATTAGAGTATATAAAATCAATGCTAGGCGTTCCACCCTCATCAATCAGCAAACGCCCTTTCTGTATTGCTTTTATTAAGTTATTAGCTTGTTCTTGATTTTCTAAAATATCTTTGTTTAGCTCTTCGTCCAAATCTAAGCTATCTAGAAATCTTTTGTAATCTTTTTCTGCTACTTCTCTTGTTATCTTTGCCATGGTAAATACCGATATATGGTTAAGTTATTAATTAAATCTCTACAAACTTTTCACCGTCTGCGGACATCAAATTAAGCGTTAAAGTTCCTGCTTGTGAATTATAAACAAGCTCGCCTTCTATTCTTACAGTGCCAGAATAACTTACTGCACCGCCCTCTGCTGCTAGAGTAAAAGTAACAGCAAATTTTTCTGCATTATCGTTTAGCGTTTCCAAAGCAACTAATTGCTCTTTATCAATATTTTTTAAAGTAATATTAGATAAGCTAGGCAATCTGGCAGATTGTGTAGCTTGTACGCCACCATTTACAGCAACGCTTTCAGTGTTAAATAGTCTATTGTCAAGCTCTACACCGCTTTCAGTATCAGTGCTATATGTTTCGCTGTTAAGTTTTAATTCAACTAGTCTATGTAAAAAAGCCATTATATTATGCTCCTAAGTTAAATTCATATGCTAAATCTACGCTAAAGATAGAAGTGTTGCCACTTACAATAGTTGGTACTTGGATATTTACCCTGTCTGGGTTTGTGTCGTCTTTCTCTACAATCAAATTAGCCAATATAGATTCTTGATTAGCTAGTATGGCGTTAGTTACTAAAGACTTAACTACCTCAACACATGCAGCTTTTATATCTTTCGCAGATACAGCTTTTATGCCTGTTGCTACATTTTGCCCTACACTTACCAGCACAGCTTCCTTATAAAAGTCTGTACCTAGTTTCAAGTCAAAAGCGTATAATGTATTTTGCAGTCTAGTAATATCTGATACTTTGCGGTATGGCATAGATATCTCTGCATATTGGCTGTCGTCAAACATGGTTACTACTTCGTGTATTTTAACCACGCCATCTACGACACGCACAAAGCCTACACCTTGAGTTTTTGCGTCTTCTTTATCAGCTAGTGTCCACTCTACAGTACCAGCGTTTAATTGGCTTAGTGTACCTGCATAGTTTTCTGCTGGTGAGTTATTAGCTTGCTCTGCTACATACTTAGCAATGCTAGAAGCTATAACCAACGGTAAGTCTTTAGAAGCTGGATTAGCAAATACACTATTAATTCTGTCATCTGCTCTAGTAGATGTGACGGCTGTAATTGCTGTAGTAGTAGCTTCATTACTACCAACAAACGATACAAAAGGCTTTTTAACTGTAGCATTCCATCTTGCCTCACCTTTGGTTTTTATAGCATCTAATGCAGTGCTGTCTGATAAATCAAAGGTATTTACTATCATTGTGCGGTATTCACTATCAGCTATTGCATCTAGTGCTGGTTGTACATCTGCATTGCTAGCACCACCAGTAAACTTAACACCGACACCAGCAAACACAAAGCCACCAGAACCATCTACTATATCTGCGTATAACTCATTACCCCAAGAGCCTTTAGATTTTGCAGTTAATTTAATTGTTCCTACTGCATTGCTAGCAGATACTGGGAAGCCTAGAGTAGCATTTACTGCTGCTGCTAGTTTATCACCTGCTGTGGTAGGTGTATCTGTAGCTATTAAGCTAAACTTGTTAGATTTAATGTTGTTAATAATTACTTGGTATTCTGCGGTTTGCGTTTGTGTACCACTAATAATAATATCATTTGTAGCTGCTACACCTGAACCGTTTTCTTGTAAGCCATAAAAATATACTGGGACACTAGCGTTAGTTAATCCGTGTATTGCTTTAGCTGCTAAATGTAGTGGCGAGCCGTTGCCATATTTGCTAGCTACTAATGCTGCTGTATTTATTTTTACAGCTTCACTAGTGTATGCTATACCTGTGTTACCCTGTCCAATTACATATATAGACTGTGGCAATAAAGGGCTGTTTATCTGATTGCCTGTTGTGAATTCTACTCCAACGCCAACTTGTGAAACTGTGGCATTGCTTGATACTGCTGTAACCATGTTATGTATCTATAGTTAAATTAATCATCTTGTTGTTGTAGTCTAGCTCCATATCTATGCCTTGTAAATCATTAGCGGTAGAAAGTAAAGGCTTTTCTCTTGCTTTTATTTCTAAATCTAAAGAGCAACCAATATTTTTATCTACACTTTTTTGCTCCTGCACTTGTCCTACTTGATAATTGGCAATTTTAACTTTATGCACTAAATTTAATTGCAAGCCCCTATTAACATAATAAGTCATTATCTGGCTAATTATAAATATTAGCTCTTGCATCTTATCTGCTCCTAATTTTGTGGCTTTATCACCTGTAGTTACATTTGTAGCCGCTTTAGTAACTAATTGCAATGTATAAGTATAAGTTGCTTCTTGTGTGCCATCACTTAATGGGTCATCAAGAGTAGCATTTGTGAATAGTATATTTATTAATGCTTTTTGATTTGTTTTGTCTTCCAAGTATTTCTGGTATATGCCGTGGTCGTTAGTGTGTATATCAACATTAAATTTATCTTTGTTGCCGTATAAATTATATTGATTATCAAATTCTGCCTTTAGCAAAGCTCCTAACTGTTGCGTGATTAGTTGTGCAGTAGATTGCCCTGTGATTTCTGTATCTATTAACTTAAGTGTCATATCTAGTTGCACTCCATTTATACAGCCCTAGAGTTTCATCTGGCATCTGGTTATCTAACAAATAAGTATTACCGCTCCAACTAACAATGCTTGTACTTGATAATAATGTTAAGCCTTTGTCTGCTAACTCTTGTTTTAAGAATGATATAGTAATTGATTCACTTGCTATTAATTGCCCTGTTTCTGGGTCTAAAGTAGTACCTATATGGCTTTTAAGTACGCTAACTTGCACCTGTGCAGAATCTTTATCAACTTGCACATTTACAAGCTCCATATCTGCTTTTATAGCATTATTTAAGTCAGTGTTGGCTATATCTATTAATGACATAGTTCAATAAAAAAAAGAGCTGTTTAGCTCTCTTCTTTTTTAGTAGTTTTTTTAGATTCTTTATCAATTAACTTGTCTATCAATTTTTCCAAATCTTTAAAAACTGCTTTATTATTAAAGTCTGATTCTGATATTGCATCACCTTTAAATTTCATCCCTGTATCTGTTTTGATACTAGGCACTTTAACAATATAAGTCATGATTATTTTTTAATAATTGCACCCTTTGCTAGCCAATACTTAAAAGAATGTTCGGTAAAATCTGTAGGTTTTACTTCTTGCCCTTTTTGAAAGCCAATCATAGAAATAGCAAGAGTATATTTCACCTCTTGCTTTTTAGCTTCTGCTGCTTTCTTAGCTTCTTCTAGTTTTTTAGCTTCTGCTGCTTTCTTAGCTTCTTCTAGCTTTTTAGCTTCTTCTAGCTTTTTAGCTTCTTCTAGTTTTTTAGCTTCTTGTTCTTTTTGTACAGCCATATCATTACCCGACAGTTAAGCAACCAAAGCCTTTAGACTTAGCTACTAACAAAGCAGAACAATCCAAAGCTATTTCTAAACCTGTTTTGTATTTGTCGACAGTAGCAATCTGGTTAATTTGTAGGTTGTTTTCTACATTAATACCACCAGATAGCAAGTTTACTAAGCTGGCATTGCTTGCGTCTACTTCAAACCTAGCAAGACTTCCAAAGTATTGTTCAAAGCGGTTGTCGTCTGATACTAATATAACTTTGTTGTCAGGTATAAAAGGAGTTTGCACACCTGCATTGTTTGTGTAGTAAGCAGATTCTACCCATATTTTCACACGTTTACCGTTGATTAGCACATCACCAAAGTAATTAGCACTAGATGCAGTATTAGCTGGCAATGAAATAGAGCCTAATTCAATCCTGCGAGTTTCTAAAGCATCTTTAACACTAGTGCGGCTGCTAAATTTATCAAAAGTAGCATCATTCATAATGATGTTATCAATAGTCTTCATGCCATTAATTTTGATTGTTTTAGCAATATCAGTTAAATCAGTAATAGGAGTAGCTGAAGGGTCTGCCCATGCTGTATTTACATTGTTAAAAAAGTTAGTGTCATTGCTTGGAATGTAAACAGCACCCTCAAAATTATCACTAGCAGATACACCACCTGTAGTTAAAATCTCAACAGCTTGCAAGTCTAAATCTGTAACTATTTTGTTTGCAACTTTGCTAGCTTCTGGAACTACTACGTTACTTACAAAGTCAGGAACTAATGATATTTGCTCTGGCGTTAAAATATCGTTGCTACCGCCAAATTGTTTTTCTTGAACGCTAGAAGCAGATACCTTGAATTCTTCTTTATAATTTGCAGGTTTAACAATCTTAGTAACATAAGAACCGACTGTGTTTTGAGAATAACCACTGTCTGCATTCTTACGCTGTGCAGCTTTCTGTTGCATTAATTGAGTGTCATACTCAACAACGCCAGCTTGCCCAATATTTTTAGTTACGTTAAAGAATGAACGTGCAATAGTACGCTCTTGTAATACTTCGCTATAAGCAGTATCTAAAAGTTTTCTTGTCATTTTTTTATCCCTTAAAATTAAAAGCCTGTAGTGTTTTTAGCATAAGATTGTGCGTATATGCCCATCTTTGCTAACTCATCTACTATTGCAGCATCAACATTGCTTGCGTTTCCGTCTGCATCAATTATTAATAAATCTTTGTCAACTTGTCCCGCAATCGTTACAGATACACTGTAATCTTGTGCTGCTGTGGCTACTAATTCTGCTGTTAAAACACTATTTATAATGCCGTTGCCGTTACTTGTTCCGCCTTTTACAAAAGGTACTAGCTTTAAAGTGCTAGTGTTTCTGGCTAGCAAAGTACCTGCTGGGTAAGTTTTAACGGTTGCTGTTAAAGTTTCATCTCTTGGCTCTAAGTTGCTAAGAATAACTTTTGATAAAGTAGTTGTAGTCATATTTTTACGCTCCTATTGTTTGTAATGCTTTTTTCATTTCTGCATTTACAGTTTCTAAATCTTTTTCTTGTGTGTCAGCTACCGCTACGGCTTCTACATCCTCCTGTATAGTTTTAGCTGTCAAGTTTCTTTGTTGTTCTTCTAACATAGCTTCCATGCAATCTTGAACAGATAAACCCTCTTTTATGGCGTTTGCTGCTGCTTCTGGTGCATTGTACTTAGCTGCAAACTCTTGTAATGTTGCAACTCTTTCACGCTCTGCAACTATGCCAGCTTGATAAGATTCTGCCTTTATTTGTTCTACTTGCTGTGCTTCTGGCTGTTCTTTTTTTCCAAACATATCAGGAGTATAAATTTCTTTAATCATGCCTCTTTCTAAGGCTTCTAATGCAGTAATTGTAGCACCTTTGCCAAAGTCTGCAACAATTTTCTCGCTTGTCAAGCCTAAACTTCTACTAATATGATTTATAAAATATTTTTCTACAGCATCTATCTTAGCTTGATATTGCTCTGGGTATTGCTCAGGGTCTGCATTTTTTAAATTAGCATTGCTTGAACGCATAACCATCAATTTTTCGTCTGGTTTCTTGTAAAAAGCAATTACACCTATGCTACCTATGTTTGTTAAATCATGCCTAGCAATTATGCCACCGCTTGCTTGGCTAGCTAGCAAATATGCACCGCTACAACAATTATTTGATACATACGCTGTAACTGGTTTTTTGCTTGTATAAATTGCATCGCTTGCACTCCATAAGCTATCGTTAACTGCACCGCCTCCAGAATTTACATCTAATGCTATTTGCTCTATCTCATCATCAGTATTGGCTAGCTCTATTGCTTCAATAATATCCTCATAACTTGTTGCCGTTACTCCCATGATTTGTTGCATCAAGTTAGGAGTGAATCCAAGTGTGCCTTTAATTGTTATAATTGCTGTGTTGCCCTGTATTGTTAAAATGTTAGTTTTAACATTAGTATCTAGCAATGTTTTATCTACTGCACTAATCTCTTTGGCTAGTGAAATATTGCTCTCATCTATAGCCCATATTTTATTATTCATTTATAACCTCTATTTGTTGTGGTTGTTCTTGCTCGTCTGCAACAAGCCCTAATTCTTCTAGTTTTCTATTTTCTTCAGCTTGTTTTGCTATATTGCTTTCAAAATTGCCATTATTTAATCTGTTAGTCGCTTGCTCTCTTGTAATTAATTTATTTTCTATCTGCTCTACAAGTGCAGCCGTTGTTTTCTTTAAATCACTTGTTTGTATAACTTTGCCTATCCAGTCGCAAACACAATAGCTATAAAAAGCTAGTCCATCTCTGGCGGTGAATGCTTTTACAATGCCATTACTAGTTGATAATGAATTATTAACAGCTAATCCCAGAATAAAAGAGCTGTACACATGGTTATAATGTTGATTTATCAATGCTGTTCTTTTTGCTTCTATAACTGCGTTAAATTGGTTATTAGTAGCTTGTGTGGCATTAAAGCTCTGGTCATATTCCATGCCAAAAACATTTGGTGGTACTTCTAAAGCGTAAGCACATATTTTAATCTGTGCTTGCTGGTAGCTAATAAAGTCAGTACCCATAGATTCCTGCTTTATCTGTACTATTTCCTCACCAGCGTTTAAGCCAGTTACTACAGTGCTATCAAGAATCGTATGGTTTTTAAAAGTTACATTCTCACCTGCGGTTGCTATAGTTTTATTTTGCGTTTTTCCTGCTGCTGCTCCTAAAAAATCACTATCAGGCACACTATTGCTTTCTATAAAGTTCTTTTTAACAAATGCAGCTATTTGTGATGATAGTAAACCTTTTTTGATATTGGCTTTGCTTAACTTGTCTACATCTTTTAAGAATTCATAAACAACTGATAAAGGCGGATAACCTCTTACACCGTTTACACGTCTTGTCCTGTGTCCGTAAACTAGCCACGCTGTACGCTTCATACCGCTAACACGACCATAAGCAGATATTTTTTTAACTGTACCATTTGCAGCGGTTACCCAGTATGCAACTTGCTTACCAAATTTATTAATCTGTACGCCATCTTGCATATAGTGTCCGTCTGGCAAATTGGCGTTTAGTGGATTAGTAAGTTTATCAGTGCTGATTACTTGTATTACTGGTAAATTGTTTTGTTTACTTGCGTGTGCTACTACTAACACATCACCGTAAACTAGAGATAATTGGTATATCTGTGCTTGCAACTCGCTCCAGTTTCTTTGCTGTGAATAATCGCACAAGTAGGGATTATCAGCCCATAGTTTGAAGTTTTTTTCTATTATCTTGCTGTCTTCTAGATTGTCAGTAATAGCTTGCAATATTAGCCCTGTATTTACAACACTTGCAACTAATCTATCAACTATTGTTGCTGCTATGCCGTTCTGCATATATAGAGTTCTTGCACCATAAGCTAAATTAGCCCATCTGCTGTAGTCTAAAGCTGTGTTGCTTGCATTGTCGGTGTTTACTGTGTCGTTTTCAAAAAGTCTTAATTGGAATAGGTTAGTAAATCCATTGCTATAGCCTGTATTACTACTGCCACTATTATATGCTTGTATTTGCGGTTGTACGGCTTCCTGTGTTGGCGTATTAGCTTGTTTAATCCAGTTGCTTATAGTTCCATTAGATACATTATATTTTTCTGCTAATTTTCTAGCACTTGTAGTAGCCGATTCTGCTATTACTTTATTTTTAAATTCTTGAGTGTAAGGCATTATAAAGCTACTCCGATTTTAGCTAAATCTGGGTTCTGGTTATTATCAATAGCTTTTAATTGTCCTACATAGTGTGCTTCTAATTTTTGCAGGTTATCAATATCTAACTTAGTTACAGATTGCCTACTTTGCCCATCATCTATTTGGTAACTT